CATATAAATAATAGTAATTTACATATTAAAATAACTTGTAATGATATATTAAATGATATAATAAATAATATAAAATATTAATGAATATTATAGTTCATTAAATTTTTTAGAAGAAAAATCTGTTGGTTTCATACTATTAATTTCTTTTGTTTGTGATTGATATTCTTTCATTTTTTCATCATATGTTCTATTATTTTCTACTTTTAATATAGGTTGTAATGAAAATGCACAATCTAAACTTGAATATTTTGAACTTTGAATAGAATCTTCAATATATAATTTATCAATATCATTTAAATATGTATAATGTTCTCCAACAACATATGTTGATAATTCTAATGGATTGCCTAAATATTCAACAATTTGTGATTTATATTTTCCATCTATTTTATTATAATCAAATTTATTATTAAAATCTTTTGTATTAGTAAATATTTCTTTATCAATTTTAATACTATTAATTTCTCTATTTTCTTTTACTTTATTAAAACGTTCAGTAATTGAATTTGTATTTAAATTATTATCATACCCATGTTTTTTATTTAATTCATTAATCTTATAATTAAATAAATTTTGACTATTTCCTTTATCTGGAATATTATTATTTATATCTTTAATTGATTTATTAAAATTATCTTTTAATTCAAAATATGTATTAGCATTATCTTCTATAAATATATCATAATTTTTTCTAGAAACTTTATTAAGTAAAATTTGATTAGCTAAAATAATATGATAATATATATCTTCTTCTAATTCTGAATTTTTATCAGGGTGAAAATTTTTTATAATTTTCATAAAACTTTTTTTAATTTTAGTTTCATCTGCGTCATTGCTTACATTTAGTATTTCATACAAGTTATATTTTATACTATTAAAATCAATCTCAATTTTTGACATATTATATTTATATTATAAAAAAAATGGTTTAAATAGTTTTTTATAATATTTTTTTTATACTAAAATATAATATGGTTGAAATTAATGAAAAGATTGAAGCAAGTTTAATGATTGCATCTTATTTAGAAACTATTGGATTTAAAAATAGTCATTGGGAATTTAATTTAGGAATACATATTAAAGATAAAAATATATATTTAAAAATATGGAATTATTTATATCATAATTTTATAGTATTAGGTGGTTCTAATATTGATATTACAGGATGGAATGCATCGGATGATACTATATTAATATTAGCTACAGGAAAATCAGTTATTGAAAATGGTAGTGAAACAGTATATAAAAAATATTATCTTGATTATTTAGATATATTAATAGAAGATAAAAGAGGACCAGGTATAAATACTATTGATACTTTAAAATTACTTAAAACAGGTTTTACTATAGATACTTTACAAATTAATTCAAATATGGGTGGAAATGGGGCATCTATGAGAACTGGTCCAATTGGACTTTTATGGTATAATAATATAGAAAAAGTAATTGAGGAATCATTAATTGCTTCAATGTTAACACATAATTATTATATAGGATTTTTAGGTGGAATGATAACTGCTTTATTTACTGCATTTGCTATGAATAATATTAAACCATGGAAATGGTGTGATGAATTAATAAATCTATATGATACTAAAATAATTCATAAATATTATACTAAATACAAAAAACATAAAATTGAAGATCTTGATAATTTTATTGGATATTGGAAAAAATATAAAGAAACTAGAATTTCTAAATTAGTTTATAAAAATACATCATCAAACTTTATTTATCCAGATGAAAGAACAGAATTTTTATTAGGATTTTCACCAGATAGTAAAATAAAAAAACAATTAATTGAAGGTAAGCATTTTTATAATATTGAAAATATTAATTGGAATAAAATTGGTGCATCTGGTTTAGATAGTTGTATTTATGCATATGATTGCTTACTATTATCAATGAATACTCCAGGTTCTATACTTAAATTAGATTTTAATAATATAACTTATAGTTGGGATTCATTTGTATCATTAGTTGCAATACATCCTGGAGATAATGATACAACTGCATCAATTGGTGGAACATGGTATGGTGCATTATTAGGATATCATGGAATTGAATCTGGTCGAATGAAACAATTAGAATTTTATAAGGAACTTAAAGAAGTATCTGATAAAATTATAAATAAAATATTATAATGTACTAATAATTTTTTTTAATGTTTTCATTAATTCATCTGAAGTACGAGGACCATTATAAATAGTACTTTTTCCATTTACATTAATTACAACTGTTGGATATCCATCAATATTATTATCTGTACATATCTGATTATTATCATCGCATTTTATATCTTTAACATCAACCATATTATTTAATGTATTATCAGATTTTACAATTGTTGTAAAATTATCCCATTCAGGTTGAAATTTTTTTGACCACCCACACCATGATGCATTATAATTATACATTTGAATAGGTTTTATAGTATGTGTTGAGTCATTTTGTTGGGACGGTACTTGCATTTGTTGTTGAGCTTGTATTTGCATTTGTTGCTGAGCTTGTATTTGCATTTGTTGCTGAGCTTGTATTTGCATTTGTTGCTGAGCTTGTGCTTGTATTTGTTGCTGGGATGGTAATTGCATTGATGTTAGTACAGGTGCATACATATCATCATTATTATTAGGATTTGGTATAATAGTAGGATTAATTATTAAAGGTAAAGGTTTAATAACATTATTTAATAGTGGGCGAGTTGATGGTACTATATCATATTCATCACTTACACATGAATATGCATCTGGAAATGAGTTATTTTCCATTGGAGCATTTGACGACATGCAGCCAGATGTAGTCATTATTCTAGGTAAATTATTTGGATTAGATAATATATGAGCATTATTTACACCAGAGTCTGGATATGGTAAAGGTAATTCTGTATTATTATTTAAAGATTCTTTTTGATTTAATGCAGCATTAAATTCTTTAAATTCATTTGTAAAATGTTCAGTAATTTTAGGAATAATATTTTCAGACATAATATTATTAGGCATAATATTATTAGGCATAATATTATCAGGCATAATATTATCAGGTATAATATTATCAGGCATAATATTATCAGGCATAATATTATTAGTTGGCGTTGGATTATCATAAATAATATTATTAGTTGGCGTTGGATTATTAGGTGTCATTGGATTAAGAGCCAAATCTGAAATTATATTATTTTTTATAATTTCAACTGTATTTCTATTAGAGTCATTATTCTTAATAAAAAGAATTGATAATAAATAACCAATAATAACACCAATCATTAAAATTACAAATTTATTTTGAAAAATAGGCATATCTATTATATTTACCATTATATATTATAATATAAAAGAAATTAATTTAAAAAATAATTTAAAAATTTAAATTATTTATTAAATTTTTAAATTATTTTCTATATTATAATATATAATAAATGTCTTATAATACAAAATATAATAGATTATTTGGACCTAAAGATGAAAAACGTATAAGCTTATTTATTGCTACTGTTAAAGAAATTGCAAAGATAAACCGACAAAATAAACCTGGACTAAAAAATTACGCAAAATTTTCTGCCACAAATCCAATGTTTGAAAATAGTCTTCTTGACTATTTAAGTGATGATAGTTATGTTATAAATCAAGTTGATTTTTTACAAAATGGTAATTTTGATAATCAAATGCGTGGAGCATCATGTGATATACATTCCATTCATCCTGAATGGGCTATAAATATTGCTGATATAATTATTTATATTAACAAAGTAGTATCATCTTCTTTAACTTCAGCTGATAAAATTGAGGTACTTGGCCTAATAAAATCACTTCATAATGTTGGTTCTACCTCAAATTTTCATGATAATATGTTAATAATTAATATGGTGAAAGCTTTATATACATTAGAAGGTAGTACTGGTTTTAACCCAGACCAGCATACAACATGGGATAAAGTAACTAATATATTATCTAATACTAACAAATCTACTAATCTTTTTAATACTAGTGTACCACTTGATGCTGACATAGGTGGTGGTGCATCTGGAAAACCATCATTACCATCAGACTGTTTTTCAAGTTTTGATGAGTTAGCTGAGTCAGTTAAGACTTTAGTACGTGAACATACAGAATTATCTGATGAACATAAAAAAGTAAGTGGTTATAATCCAGATGAACATCTTGCAAGATTGTTAATTCAAAATAAAGATAAACCAATATCTAATGATAGTATAGATGTATGGGATGAAGATACTAAAAAGTCTAATACATATTATAGAGATGAAGATAATAAACTTTATCGTTTAATTGATAATAAAAAAAATAATGATAATAATAATAGAAAATATTTTGATAGTAATGATAAAACTGGTGTTATTATTAAAAATAAAACATGTGAAAGTGTTGGATTAGATAAAACTACTGGTAAAAATAAATGTACTGATTATATTACTAAATGTTTAAGTGGTAATGATATTAAAGAATGTAAAGATTTTTTAGGCGATACTTCTAATATATTTTTAATAAGTGATGAAATTAAACATATGCATCCTGAAAATTTAAGAAACACAATACGTGCTCTTCAAATACCTACAAAACAAAAAATGAATACAGAATTAGATATGATGTTGACAGAAGTAGTTACATTTGATGAATGGATTGAAGAAATTGAAAAACTATTAACACCTGATGAAATTACTAAAATTATAAAACATGAAACATTAAGAAGATACATTAATTACTTAGTATCTTTTGTTAATGAAGAACCCGCAATACTTAATGAGAATTATGTAATAAATGATAATCAATCAAATAAAAAAACAATAAATCCTAAAATTTATGAACATACATTCTTAAGTAAATTTGGATTACATCCAAATTATCCACGAGGATATGGTTATGCAACAGATTCTATATCAATTTCTGATGTTGAAAGATTATATTCAACTATTGTTGATTATCAAAATCAACAAAGAATGATGTATGGTATAGTATCTAGTTTAAGATTAACTGGTGGTTTTACAAATAAAATTGATACATTAAATGGAGGCGCTCCATATAATATTAGTGAAATTTATAATGACTCTACAAAACAAACACACACTTTATTAAGTCAATATTATGCAAAATTAGTAACTACATTATCTGCAAAAGGAAAAGAATTAGCAAGAGCAGATAAAGATAAAATAGAAACACATTTACAAAGTTTAGAAAAATCTGAAAAAGCACTCCTTAGATCAGTAAATTATATTAATGAGTATGTTAAATTATTAAATATTTTTGGTGAAGGTGGAAAATCAAAAAATCTCACATATCAGAATCTTAAAGAATTTGTTGATCAACGTAATAATAAATTTAATCGTATATCTAATAAACAATTGTCTCTAGTATCAATAATAAGAGCAATTGCTTCATCAATAAATTAAAATAATATTAATAAAATAATAAATATATATTTATAAATATATATTTAATATAAAGATGAATTTCTAATTATAATATAATGGGATTAGGTCTTTTAATATTGGTTTCGGTTGGTAAAGAAAATATATATTTATCAGCACAACCTGAAATAACATTTTTTAAAATTGCATATAAACGTTATACTAATTTTTCTATTGAACCAATACCACAATATTTTAAAACTACTCCTGATTTTGGTGCAAAATGTACAATAAATCTTGCAAAAAATGCAGATTTATTAAGTTCAATATATTTATATGTAGAATTACCAAATATTCAAATGGAAAATTTTACTAATAATACAGATAATATAAGTAAATTTGCATGGGTAAATAAAATTGGATTAGCATTAATTAATTATGTTGAAATTGAAATTGGAGGATATATAATTGACCGTCATTATGGCGATTGGATTAATATTTGGAATGAAATAACTCGTAATAAATCAACTTATAAAAGTTATAATAAAATGATTGGTAATATATCAGATTTAACTAATTATTCTCAAACAAAAACATCGACAATATTATATATTCCATTATCATTTTGGTTTTGTTTAGACACTGGTTTAGCAGTACCTTTAATTGCTCTTATACATAATGATGTTAAAATAAATGTTCAATTTAATGATATTGATACATGTTATAATATATCACCTTCTCATTTTATTAATGTTACAAATAATATATGTATTTATACATATGGTGAATATTTTTATCAAAATTATCAAAATAATAAAATAATTGGAAAATTTATTTATTTTGATCCAATTAATAAATATCTTTATTATAATCCAATTAAAGGTACATTTATAATTCCATCTTTAAATAACTCATCATCATCTTTTAATTTAATTGGTTATAATAGTCAATATGTAATTAATATAGTTCCCAGTTCAGTTATTGTTAAAAATGATGATTATTTTAAATTTAATAAACCATCATTATTAAATTCATTTATTTTAGTTGATTATATTTATTTAGATAATTATGAAAGAACTAAATTTTTAAATAATTCACATGAATATTTAATTCCAACTGTCCAAACAGTTTCTGAACAAATTATTTATTCTATGAATTTTGGTTATAAATTACCATTAATTAATCCAGTTAAATTATTAGTTTGGCGGGCTTTATTAGTATCAAATGATACTAATAATAATCATTTTAATTATACAACAACACCATATACTAATAATGAAGAAAATATAATTATTAAAAATTTATTAATTATTAATTCTATTAATCGTATGGATTTAGATAGCATTGAATATTATACTTATATTCCACGATATCAATATAATTTAGGTAATGAAAGTGGTGTATATTTATATTCTTTTGCCTTAAATCCAAAAGATATACAACCATCTGGAACTATGAATTTTAGTAAAATTGATGATGCATATCTTCAATTAAAATTAAATAAAATAGTAAATTATCAAAATCCTGTATCATTTAAATGTTATGCTATACAATATAATTTATTAAGAATATCTAATGGTATTGGTAAATTAGGATTTAATTAATATTATTATAGTAT